CTGAAAGCTCTCAAGAAGCAAAAGCACTTAATAAGACTTATGTGAGCACCAAAAAAGCACTTAAGGCGGAAATGGAGCGATACACTGAAGAAGGAGGGGACGCGTATGAACAGGTTCAAGATATATCAACACGTCTAGCATTATATGGACGCTCTTTCTGGACAAAAGATGTAGAAAAACACTATGAGAGGTTGATTGGTGAAATTAACGCAGCAGCAGAAGCTAACTATTCAACCTCGGTCACGATAGAAAAGATAAAAGATTTAGCTTCAGGAATTACTCCGGTAAACCCCCTTCAGCCTTGGTTCAGAAGAAAACGAACACCTTTTATTGTTAAGATGGGAGATGATTTTTTAAATATAAAACCCTATAAGAAACCCGGACCCAGCGACTTCGATTTTTCGGGTGTTGCAACGTTAGATACTAATATTACTAGAGACGCTGACGGAAACGTCAATACACATGAGGATTGGAACAACGACATAAGCCGAGACGTAACTCTTCGTCATGATTTATTTAAAGAAAACCAGCCGCCAGTCACAGGCTTACCCTTTGGTAGCTCAGAACCAACAGCCAATGACGTTGACAAGATAAGAAAAGCAGTAGGTTTGAGCGTAAAGGAGCTAGAAGAAGTGAGCAGCGCGTTTGGTTACGACAACGCATTTAGTTTTCTTAAGTCTCAGTATAACAACGCCTATTACTCCAACCAAAGAAAAGCCAAGACCAAGTAAACACTCAATTAAGCGAACATGACTGATAAATTAGATTCATTCGACAGAGCCGCCCTACAAGGGGACTCGTTTGACCGATTACAACAACAGAGCCAGCTTGGGCAGTTACAGGAGGCAGCACCGCAAGCACCTATTGAAGAAGAGGTTCAACCACCGTCGCAAGAGGAGCAAATAGAGCTTGAGCAAGACGTAGAACAGCCTCTTTTCAGCAGGAAGAAAGACAAGCCCCAGAAAGAAGCGGAGCCCCAAGAAGAGGCGGAGCCGCAAGAAAAAGATTTTACGGCGGGAGACTACGCTGAAGAAATTGTAATGGCTCTACCGCGCGGTGTAGAAGGAGCAGTAGAAGGTGTTTGGAATTTTTTTGATTTTGTAAGCGGGGACCGGCTGTGGGATTTTTACGACAGAAAGAAAGACTCATGGTTAGGAAGACCGGAGACAGGAGTAGGTAAAGCTGGCGAAGCTATTGTTCAGTTTGCTACTGGTTTTATCCCCGGCGTAAAGGCAGCGTCTTGGATAGGAAAGGCTTCTAAGTTAAAGGGAACAGCGGCAACATTGTCTAAAAGCAAAGAAGCCATTAAGAGTTTCTCTAAGAACCAACTCAGCCTCTCTGCTAAATCAATGAAGAACTTGAGCAGACTAAAATCTGCTACAAAGACTAATGTGAAGTTTGCCACGGGTGGTGCTATTTCTGAGTTCTTCGTTTTCAAAGGGGAGGAGCAACGTCTTGCAAACTTACTGGCTACACACGAAAGCGGAGGAGGACATGTTCAAGATGTTATTAATTGGTTGGCTTACGACCCTGACGACGAAAACAGTAACGAGCTAATCGAGCGTGGTAAGTTTGCTTTAGAGGGTCTTATTGTTGGTGAGGTTATTGGTCTCGGCCTTCTCGGTATAGGTAAAGGATATAGAGCTGTAAGGCCCAAGAGGGAGGCGGTTGAAGTGACATCTAAATCAGCCATTAAAGCCCCGGAACAAGGAGAGGCTGTTAGCGCGTTGCAAAAGATATTTGGCGTCTTTGCGCGTAAAAACGCAAACGTAAAACTCCAACTAAAGGAAGGAGGAGAAGTTGACGAATTCAAAGCACTTAACGACGCTCTGAATGACCCAGAGCTTCAAGTAACGCCTAACGAGGCATTAGCTTTGAGGGAATCAGCTCACCGAAACAACGACCTTAGAAACGCAACAGATTGGGAGCAACAAACTGGAGAAGCTCTTAGAGAAACTACACGGCCTCGGGGTATTCAGGAGGCTATCCGCGACACGCTGGATACTATGCCATCCGCTAGAAAAGTAACGGACGCAGAACTCGAAAAGGGCTTTACTTTAAAACCAGAAGAGACGAAAGAGATGATGGAGCTTGTCAGGCTTCACTCTCCCCCAGATATAAAGTTTTTCCCAAAAGGTAAAGAACTTGAAAAGGAACGTGTAGGGGATTTGGCTAGCGGATTATTCGGTTTGCCCAAAGGCTCGCTTACCCACGTAAGAACAGGTAGGTCTGTTGTTTTCGTTAAGGAAAGCGACCAGAGCTTTTACAAGATTCATTTCGGAGACGATGTTCCAATAACTAAAAAGATAGAAGAAAATTACAAAAAGATTCGTGAAGCTAAACCTGAGCTTGTGTCGAAAACTACATTTTTCCCGCTTCGGAATGAAGCAGGTGTTGCAGACAAATATGGAAGTGTGCAAAAAAGCGCAGGAGGTGAGGCAGATAGAATACTAGGAAAAACCGATAACGACAAAAAGCTTTGGAAAAAACTCTTAGAAGGAAATCCACTTTACGGGGGGCGGACCTCAGTCCTAGGCCGAAGAATGGTAGAAACAGACGACGCTGGTAGGAGTTTCGGTGTGGTTTTAGATGAAGACCAAATGGTTAGGATGGAAGCATTCGATTTTGATGGTTTTGAAAACCACATCTTAAGTAAGAGTGAGTTAGATAAAATAAAAACCGCAGAGTTAGTCAGAGTTCCTCTCAAGGAGTTTTCAAAAGAAGTGCAAGAAGGTATTAAGAAAGTAAACGCAAAGAAGCGTTTTGTAGAGTCGAGGACAGGAGGACAACGCGTCATCAAACCCGACAACGACATTGACCTTAAAGGCGACCCCTTCCCGGCGCAAACCAAAGCAGAGAGAGCCGCCTCGCGAGCCACGCAGGAAAATGTAAGAAAAAGTTGGAACGCTAAAAAAGAAGCCGCAAGAAAACTCAACCCTGATAAAGCTACCGAAAAACAACTCGATGAATGGTTATTGAGTCGCGGCGTGACAGGAGCTAATTCTACTCTTCAAACTAAGCGAGCCATTGCTAAGGACATGGTAAACGAGTCTAAGGCAGGTGGAAAAGAGCACCTAATAGAAACCATCGAGGAGCACATAGCCAAGACAGTTAAAGACGCAGGGTTGTATGACAAAACTAACCCTCGCGCAATGGCTAGCGCCGTTAGGGTTATAAATAGTGTTCCTGAAATGCGCGGTTATCTTATGCACGCGTCTAAGGTTGCTATGAAGGCCAGTAAACAAGGCAAGATGAGTCCAAAGGCTCAAGAAAAGTTTTACGAGGAAACGAGCAAAATTGCAAATCGTGGTTATGAGGCAGCAGGAGGTAAGGGAGAACTAGACTTATCCGTATTCCGAGGTAGAACTAAGGACTTGGAGCTTTTCAGAAGCGAAGTTGAAACGCTCTACCACGCCTTGAACGGCCTCGCAAAAGACTTAAAGGATAAAGTAGCAAACGCCGAGTATGCATTAAAAAACGGAACTACCAAAGCGCAGACTCCAAAAGGAGCGACCGTCTTAAACAAAGACGAGGCGATGACGGAGGTTTTCTCAGCCATGGACCGCTGGACAGCTCTTCAAGAAATCTGGGCTGACTTTGGAACTCAGTTGTCGCTTGGAATGAGACAGCGTAATGACCTATACCTCACAGGACAAAGCGCTCTAGGTAGGGACATAGCCGGGCAGCACAGGACTCTAGGAGTAGCTTTGGAGGACGCCATGAAGAAACAAGGCGAGATTTACCGGAGACAGAACAGGGGTAATCTCAGCGACAAAAGAATTATCAAAGACCTTCAAAAGTTGTTTAAGAACTCAGGAGAGGTATTAGACATGAACCAAATGGCTAAGGACTTTAACCAAATAGGCGTCAATAGAGGTTTATCTCAGTGGACGTTAGCAGGTAGAAAAGGTCTTGCTGTTTCTCAGGAGTGGTATTACAACGCTATTCTAGGCTCCCCTACTTCTTGGGCTGTGAACTTTTTAGGTGGAGCGCTCGTTCTTCCCTTACGACACATTGAGTCAATCGCAGGTGGTGTTATGACAGGTAACGTCAAGTTAGTTAAGGCTAACTTTAGGGCTATGTTTGACGTCCAGAGTTTCAAAGACTCTCTTAAATACGCGTGGAAGTCAGGAATTGATGATGAAGCCCGGTCAATCACCGGATACACTGCATTCAGGGACGACCGTATACTAAAAAAAGGAGGAGAGATTAGAGTAGATAACCCTGACGGAACTCTTCTTCGTTCCGCTTTCAACTTCATCGGACACGTCGTTAGGCATCCTACTCGCGCAATGATGATTGGTGATGAGTTCTTCAAACAGATGAGCTACCGAGCTCGCATCAAGACGTCTCTTGCTGTAGACGGATACCAAAAAGGTCTTCACAGAGAACCCGGTAAACTAGCAGAACACATTCAGAACGGATTCAATACTACTATTACCGCAAAGGGTCGTTTTCGTAATGAGGAAAACATAAGACGCGAAGCAGTGGAGGCTCTTGTCGCAGCTCGTAAGGCTGGAGAAGACATCACTGACGAGAGGAAGTTCATCAATGGTTACATGAAAGACCACTACGATACGAATAAACTCAAACGCGTAAAAGATGTTGTATATGACGACAGCATCGGGTTTTCCCAAAGAGAGGCGCTGGTCGAAGCGGGTAAAGATTGGGCTCTTGTAAACACCTTCACTAACGAAGTTACTAATACATTCTTTAAGAGGACCGGAGAAATGGCGCAAATGAGCCCTTGGATGGGTTTTGTTATTCCGTTCGTTAGGACACCTTCAAACATTCTTTTGTTCGCCTTGGGTCGCAGCATGCCAAGGCCGATTAAACTGGTCAAAGAGATGGCAAACGTGCGTAAGAAGAAGAAAGACTTTGAATCTTTCGACGCGGACGCCTTTGCTGATGATGCCGCAAAAAAAGCAGATTTTGGCGAGATGAGTCAAGCCCGAGAAAATGCTCTGAAGTATTTGAACCAGATTCAAAACGAGAGTGGTATTAAATCAGCCGAAGCTATTGGGCGCTTATCTACAGGTATCTTGTCTACAGGAGCTTTACTCATGAACATAGAAGCCCTTGGAGAGCGAATCACGGGTTCTCCTCCAGAGGACCCCGGTAAACGCGCAGCTTGGGCTGCTACAGGTAAGATACCATTTGCTATTCAGTGGGGCGACAAATGGCACAGCTACCAACGTCTCGACCCGTTTGCTACTACTCTTGGTATGATGGCTGATATTTCAAAAGGCTTTTCCGACATAAAAGATACCGGACTTAGTGAGTTTGGGGACGAGGAAGAATTTGAGGAAAAGAAGAACGAGTTCTTTCAAGTCATTTCTGTTATTGCAACGTCTATTGCTGATAACACGATGAAGAAATCCTATATCGAGAACTTAGGTGAGCTTCTGGACGTAATGGAGAAGCCAGCCGAATCCTTTGAAAACGTGACCGGAAACATCTTAGGTGGTTTCGTTCCTAACGGACTAAACTGGTCCCAGAACGTCTACCAAGAAGAACCTGCTATCTTAGAAGCTAGAGGCTTGTTGGATAAGATGCGTAAGCGTCTACCCGAGTCTATGCGATTCGGAGGAAAAATCATGCCACAGCGTAACGCCTTTGGTGAAATACGCAGAAAAAGCAAGGACAACACCGGGTCGCTTAGGAAGGGAATCAACCCTCTTTTCTCTTCTGAAATCTCCAACGACATTGTTGATATTGAGATTGAACACCAAGCGGTTGGTCGTAAACCTATGGGAGACGTGCGTAACATCGCTGGAAACCGTCTTAGTTATAGGGACTACAGGAACGATAAGGACCAAACTGCTTACGACCGTATGCAGGAGCTTTCGGGAACCATTAAGCTTGGTCCTGCTCAGAAAACTCTTCGTCAAAACTTGAGAAGGCTAATCGAGTCTAACGCCTACCAACGTCTTCCTCCAATTACTGAACAAAACAGACATAGAGACCACCCAAGGTCTAAAGCAATTACCAAAGTAATTAACGCATACAGAGCAGCGGCTAGACGCCAAACCCACAGAGAGTTCAAAGAACTTAGAGATGACTTAGCTAACCTATTAAGATAAAATACCATGCCATATTCATATACAACAATAACCCTGAGAGGCTTAGAGGCCGCCAGTGGAACTAACGGCGTAGACCAAAAAGTTTTTGGGCCGTTTGATTTTGATTACATCACTACTAACGACATCAAGTTGGTTTTCTCAGACCCGACAGATGATGTGTTAAAATCAGTTGCTATTGCAAGTGTAGACCCTGCGACCAAACTGGTAACTCTCGTCAATAATTTATCCTCTGGGTTTACTACGTCTCCTTCTGTTACTCCGGGAGGAACCACAGTCACAAGCCACAAAGCGCGAATCTACAGAGCAACCTCACTTAGTCCTATCGTTGACTTCCAGTCTGGTTCTCGTATCTCCGAGGCTGACTTGGACACCGCTTACAGACAGGCATTGTTCGCCGCTCAAGAGACTTCTGAAGACTCCTCGGGAAGCGGAACAAGGACACTCCAAGCAACTGATGACATTGGAGATGGAGCAATAAGCGCCGTTAAGTTAGCTTCCAACGCGGTCGAAACCGCTAAAATCAAAGACTTAAACGTGACATCAGGTAAGTTAGAAGAAGACCTTGACCTAAGTAATAATACCGTCATCCTTCCAAACAACGCGGTAACCACGACTAAGATTTTAGACGCTAATGTAACCTTTCCCAAGCTTGGTGATGTCATCAATGACAACACAATGGCTACGGCTGGAGCTACTAATGTGGCTACGTCATCTAGTATTAAGGCTTACGTAGACAACCTTAAGCCTAATATCGTTCAGGCTGTTAAGACTGATGTTCAGACGTTCACTGACCCGGACGGCACATTTAATGACATTACCGGACTTAGTGTTACAATTACCCCTAGATTTTCAAATTCTAAAATATTGATTTCTTCAAGCGTATCTTCTAGCACTAACAGTGGTAATTACGGTGCTTTATTTAGGTATGTAAAAGGAAGCACTCCTTTTGCACTAGGCGACACAGTTGGGAGCAGAACTCCGTGTTCTTTTACAGGAGGCTACCCCGGCGCTTACCACGCTGTGAGCGCTGGTATGGATTATCTTGATTCCTCATCTGTTACTGCGGGAACCCCAATTACATTTAAACTTCAAGTTACTTCCGATGGCACGACAGTAGATGTAGCCATTAACAGGTCGAACAGTGCGGACACAACGGACCTTGTGCCTTCCCCAATATCAACGCTAACCGTAACCGAAGTCTACCAATAATGCGTCATGGACTCCACCCACACCCCAGCAGCAGTAGGCATCGTAGGAATGTTAGGAACCTTTACGCTATCGGACATCAACGCTCTCGTTGGTATCGGGGTAGGCTTACTGAGCTTACTTTATTTACTCATTAGAATCCTTAAGGAATGCAAAACAAAGTAGAAAACCAAGAAGAAAAGCTCAACGCCCTCCAAGGGCTGCTTATTGATGAGTTTATCGCCCGCATCAAGTCAGGCGAGGCTGCACCAAGCGACCTCAACGCTGCTAGGCAGTTACTGAAGGACAACGGCATCCACGCCGGGTTATCCAAAGGCAACCCTCTGGAGCAACTGGCAGAAATCTTACCCTTTGACGCAGCATCCAATGGCTAGAAACTACAGAAAAGAATACGACACCTACCACAAAAAAGCTCGACAGAAGAAGCGCCGTGCTGGTAGGAACAAGGCCCGCGCCCTCGTCATCAAAAGGAGAGGCAAGAAGGCAGTTCAAGGTAAGGACGTGCATCACGCAGACCGTAACCCTCAGAACAACGGGGCGAGTAACCTGAAGATTCAGAGTAAGAAGAAGAACCGAGGAAACAATAAGTAATAGTGGACATTCCAGACAAACTAAAAGACTTTAGGAACTTCTTGTATATTGTCTGGAAGCACCTAAACCTACCCAGCCCTACACCTATTCAATATGAAATCGCCGCATACATGCAAGGAGGAGATAGACGAGCTATTATCGAAGGCTTTAGGGGAGTCGGTAAGAGTTGGATTTGCTCTGCATACATTGTGCACCAACTCCTACTCGACCCAAGTAAAAACATACTTGTCGTCTCTGCTTCAAAGACAAGAGCAGATGACTTCAGCACTTTTACACTTAGACTCATCCATGAACTCCCTATTCTCGCTCACCTTAGACCCACCGCCTCACAGCGATTTTCAAAAATCTCCTTCGACGTCGGACCAGCCCCCGCCTCCCACGCCCCCTCCGTCAAATCCTTGGGAGTCACGTCTCAACTGACAGGCTCCCGAGCTGACATCATTGTTGCGGACGATATTGAGGTTGTTGGCAACAGCGCCACCCAAGGGATGCGCGACAAGCTGGGCGAGCAGGTCAAGGAGTTTGACGCAATCATCAAGCCCGAAGAAGAGTCAAAAATCCTCTTTCTGGGAACCCCTCAGTGCGAGGACACCATCTACAACAAGCTCACCGAGCGAGGATACAAGAAGCGCATCTGGCCAGCCAAATACATCACCCAGAAGATAAACGAGACATCCTACGACGGAACCGTAAGCGACTACTGCGTCAAGGACGAGTGTGAGGGAGAGTCCACGGAACCCCTGCGGTTCTCCGACATCGACCTAGCGGAGCGAGAAGCTTCCTACGGTCGCACCGGGTTCGCTATGCAATTCATGTTGGATACCCGGCTAAGCGACCTAGACCGATACCCACTCAAGACCAGCGACCTCGTAGTGATGTCTGTAGACCCCACAGTGGCCCCCGAGAAGCTTGTGTGGGCCCGTGACCCTAATTTGGAGTGGGACTCCTCTGTGCCCAACGTAGGGCTCTCAGGGGACCGTTTCTACAGACCCATGCAAACCATTGGGGACTACATCCCATACACAGGCTCTGTAATGTCAATTGACCCCTCTGGACGAGGAAAAGACGAGACAGCCTTCAGTGTTGTCAAAATGCTCAACGGTTACCTCTACGTCCCGGACGGAGGAGGAATGCAAGGAGGATACGGAGATGACACCCTAAAAGCCCTCGCCATCAAAGCCAAGGAACACAAGGTGAACGCCATCGTGGTCGAAAGCAACTTCGGTGACGGTATGTTTGTGGAGTTGTTCAAGCCCATCCTAACCAAGATACACCCCTGCACCATCGAGGAGGTCAGACACAACACCCAAAAGGAACGAAGAATCATAGACACCCTTGAGCCTGTTATGAACCAACACAGGCTCGTTGTTGACCCCAAGGTCATCCAAAAGGACTACGAAAGCGCCCAGCGCTACCCCAACGACTCACAACTCAAATACCAACTCATATACCAACTCTCACGCCTAACCAGTCAACGCGGAGCAATAACCCACGATGACCGCCTAGACGCCCTAAGCATGGCCGTGGCCTACTGGACAGAACAGATGGCACAGGATGCCGACAGGCGCATGGGGGACCGAAAACAAGACCTCATCAAAGAAGAACTAGAGAAGTTTATGGACAACTTCAGCAAACAAGGAAACTCATGGATATAAACAACGAACGAATAAACCTACGGGTGGCGGGGATGGACATACCCCTAAACATCGTTGAATCATTCCCTGATGGAAGCCTAGGAGAATACGACGGTAACGTCCGGGAAATAAGCATCAGTAAGGCTTGTTTTAAGGATATAAACCTCTTCCGGTCTACCCTTGTTCACGAAGTGGTGCATTGTGCACTAGACCTCAGTGGAGCTAACTACGGCATGTCTTCAAAGACTGAAGAACAGGTGGTTACTGCCGTGGAGGCTCTAGCAATACCTGCGGTTAGAAGCATCGACAAAGCCTTTATACAACAACCATCTTAAGGGGTGGTATATATGGACGCCGGGGGGACACTCTGAGTATACTCAGAGCTGACTGAAGTCAACGAAGGTTAAAAACAACACCTAGACCTATAACTGTAGTGGAATGTGGTCTGTAGGATTGGTTATAGGTAATTTACACTTATTCCCCCACAAACAGCACACTCTAAGTGAACCCCAGCGAAACCCTTGTCAAACAAAAAACCAACAAAATCACTTTTCTTAAATTAGGGGTTGACCTTGGGTCCCCTATTTGTTTCTTTTTACGCGTGTGTTGTGTGTAATGCCCTCTGGGCTCTCACTTATGTTGAGCGCTCAGGGGGTCCCCACGTTATTTAGAGATGAAGACTAACTTATTCTTAGCAGCAGGACTCCTTCTATGTGTTCTTACCACTTTGAACCTCTACAAAGAGCCAAAAGTCCACACCAAAGTCGAAAAAGAGCTTGTTTATCCAAAAAAAGTAGAGGCTTGCGTGTCTCTAACTAAGTTTCAACTAGAAAAGATGCTCAGTCACTTCAATGACGACGACCATCCTTCCGAAATGAAGCGCTTTCAAAGCTTGGTCAAGAAAGAAGGAGACAGATGGAAAATCTCTTCGACCCACTTAGCCAAGGGAGCTGAAAAATACGCTCTCCCGGATGGCGATTTCCTCGTTGTAGACGCTTCTTTTATCGACTACCACGGAAACTTCAAGGATTGTATCACCTACGCTAGTAGTTACAAAGACAATCATGAGTATATTGTGGTGTCCGTCAAGTAGAACACCCAATAAATCTCAAAATGATTAATGACTTCACCTTGTTTTTCACGGCTATCGTCGTAGGGCTGACCATTGCGTTCTTCCTTATCGCACCCAAAGGGTGACCATGGTGGACTCTAGGTGGTTTTGATGCAAAAATCTGAGGGGGTAGCGTTATACGCTGGTGCGCGAGCACCCCCGGTGGCCCCCACAACGCGCCGATAGCGCACCCACAAAATACCCAGCGGTAAGCCAGCCAGAAAGCACGCACTATCATCACCTAGTATAACTCAGAGCTGCACTCAGGGTTCACCGAGAGCGGGGGCTCAGGGTGTGCTTAGTGGAAACTTAAAGCGGAGCTAAGGGTCGCCCGGTGGTTCCCGCGTTCTTGTTTTTGCATGCGTTTTTTGCATTTCGCTCACGCATAGCTCCACTCTTCTCTCCTCCTCCTCTCCACGCACACACACAGAATAACTTATTGTTGTATGGTTTACATAAACAACGCAGACATAAGCTGGCATCAGACGGACGCAGACATAGCTGAAGCAGAACAAGATGACATCTACAAGTTCATCACCAAAGAAGAAGTAGAAAACATAGAGCGAGCCTACGAAGCTCAGGTGCAGCAACAAATTGACTATCACATCGGGTAACTTATTGTTGTATGAAAAGACTAATCAAACGTCTCTGCGAGAACTTCATCTGGTGTCTTGCGATGTGCATGGTGTTCAACATACTGGTATTAATATCGGTAATTCTAGTGGGCTCTGGTCCCGAGTTGTTGAACAGCGTAATCAACGGGTGGACCGGGCCCGACTTCTTGTTCGTAATGTTTGTGCCGAGTCTAGTTGGCACTGTGTTGCTGACCCTCGGGGACGCGGTAATCCACTATCACATCTACAAGCGCTAGGCGTATGTATAAAACAGTAAGGCGAGCACTGGCAAACGCTTCCCGTCGCATCAACTTCAAAACAAGCATAACTCGCTTCGCTTCGGCCTTCGGCACTTATATTGTTTTAAAGTTGACCCGCCGTCCAGCGTTCGCAAGAAGTCGTTACCTTTTACGGTCAACCTATGCACTCGTTCCTCGTCCCTAGTTTGGCCGAAAAGCTGTCATACATCTTAACAAAACAGGTGCAGTTTGTTCTTTTTTATATAATATTTTTCAAGTAAGCTCCCAACGGGCAAAGCCCACAACACAAATGAAAGCAAAAAATACAGTAATCGTAGAAGTCGCAACCGGAATCAAGACCCGAACCGGAGATGCCACCCTTTTCAAAGGATGGTCGGAAGAAACACAAACTATCATCAGCCTATGGTCGGATGACCGAAAGCCGAACCCTTTCCTTAAGGGGAAAAAAGTAGGTGACTTCGTGCGCGTTATCGAAGAAGTAAGGGAGGAAACCGACTTGAACGGCAACCGCACAGCAAGGACATTCCACACCGTCATCCCCAGCGCTCCACAGTCATGAAAGTCGCAGCGCCAACACCATTCCAGTCCGCCCTACTTGGTCGGGCCTTGGAGGCAACCCGTTACACGGAACAGCGTAAGGCATTGTGGCGTGCCGTGTTCAAACAAGCTGCCGCAACCGTCAAGGCTTATAACCTATCTTGGCCAGCGGAAGACCTCGTTTCTTACTGGCTCGAAATTCAGCCGGAACGGGAAGAGTCCAACAGTATCGCCCTCGATGACTTGCAGACAGGCTTTCTCACAATCTCCCAAGAATCGGGAGCCGTTGTCGTGCCCATCGACTCCCTCGAGGAGTTTGGCGATACTTGGCAGGAAGCCCCCGAGGAAACTCGCGAGGCTAGACTATCATCATCCCTTCAATGGGAACGCGAACCGCACCCAGTAACGGAACGCGCCCACCTCCCGCGTTGGTGTGACGGAACATCCGACCCCCCAGAAGACGAGCACCTTGAACCCGCCTTTCTGGGGTTCGAAGGTTTCCAGCTATCGCAACGCTAATACCAGGAATCGCTCCGCTCCTTACCTGGTAAACGCTTGCCCCTTTAATGCAACTAACTTGCGTTAAAGGGGCAAAAAATTTTTCCCTCGCTTCGCTCGGGTTATCTTGCCTCCTTTCGTCGGCCTGTAAAAAATCAATCTAGCCTCCTATCGTCGGACTTATGTTAGATGACTATCGTCAGTTACTTGTATTTGTTTATTGTTGTATGCTTATAGTTTCACACAGAACTCAAGGTGCTACCGACGGCCTACACCGACGGCCTACACCGACGGCCTACACCAACGCCCTACACCGACGCACCCAGAGGTCGCTACGCTCCACCGACCACTCCCAGCTACGCGGGAGGGCCGGGACTATCATGATTGCGTCCGGTTACACTATCACCTGCTTGCCGACTATCATAAAGTATTTAGTTTTCTGTATTTAAAATTACAAACCACAAAGTAACCAATGACACTAACTAACGCACAGCTCCTAGCATACGCAAAAACACGACCCCCAAAAAACAAGCTCGATATTCACTGTAGTATTAATTGACTAGCCGCCCAAACAGCCACTCAGTTGAGCGGCAAAGAACACAGAATGCAAGGATGGCAAAAATTCGACGATTTTACAGGAGAAGTAACCTACACAGAAGTATCAAAAGAATACGCAGAATGGTCTGAAGAGTATAACAACTACATCATAGATAACGCCAAACAAGCAACCTACCAAGACGCCATCAACGCGCTTGAATTCTTTATTGAACAAGAAGAAAAACAACTATCACAAACACAACCATCAAAACCACAACCAGTAAAAAAATGACAAACACAGAAGAAACACCACAAACCGCAATCACGCCTTCAGCAGTCTCAGTAATGGGAGCCGGGCAAGAAATCAGAGACATCAACGAACTACAACAGTTTCATACCCCTTCCATTAAAGATGGAGGCAACCGTAACTATCACACACATAAAAACCTAATCTCACACAACGCCTTTGCTAGTATCGTTCTCAACCACGCAAAACAACGAGGTCTAGAAATCGACGACGTTGCATTCAAAGTAGACAAAGTAGTAGACGACACTATCAAAAGGTCAGGTTTCTTTGG